AGTAAAACCCCAAAGACCGGCCAAGTCACCCGTTGTAGGTAACGCCAGTCCTAGGTTCGTTGTGTAATCTACGACAGCCATATTTATTCCTTAAACAACCAGCCAACGCTGACCGCTGCCAACCGTAACAGTTACGCCAGAACCCACAGTCACCGGCCCAACGCTGATTGCATTTTTGTTTGCTGGGAAAGTGTAGTTGTTGCTAATGACAATATCATTCAAAGACACAGGCGCTTCTTGCGCCACAGTACCCCAAGCAAAGGCAGAGCCATTCCAGTACAGATACGTGCTAGACGTTGTAGGGGCGACCGCAAAGTTTGTAGTTCCAGCGGCTGTGTTGTACACAATCCGGTTAGCCGCCCCGCCCGCTACATTTGTAGCAGTTGTTGCCGTAGTCGCATTCCCTGATAAAGCCGCAGTGATTGTCCCGGCAGAGAAATCACCAGAGGCATCCCGCGCTACAACCTTAGAAGCTGTGTTTGCAGATGTGGCATCCACTGCAAAAGTACGTGCAACAGAGCCGTCGTAAGTACCACCGCTAGTCAGATATGTGCCAGCAGTCAGGGCGTTAGCTACCGATCCGGCTTGACCAGAGATAGCCCCAGACACCGCAGAGCCGCTAATTGCAATACTTGTGTTGGTTACAGAAGTAAGTTGCCCTTGAGCATTAACTGCAAACACAGGAACTTGAGAAGCGGAACCGTATGTGGCGGCTGAAACAGTAGTGTTAGCAATGTTAAACGTATAGGTTGGAGACTCGTTTAAACCTGTACCAGCCGTGTAAGTAATCGGCGCAGAGAACTGCTGGAACACGATTGCTGTTGTACCAACCACAATAGGTGGAGGAGTCTGCTGTACCCAAGCGGTATTTGCATTGGCCGTACCGCTAGTAACCAAGAAGAAGTCACCCTCATCAATCTGGTCAACGCCCGATCCAGCAGTATCAAAATCTGTGGCGCGAGTGAGAATGTATGGTGTGCTAACAGTGCCAACCTGCGTTACAACATACACCCCGTTGTTTGCCTGCGTAACTTCGTTCTTAACAAGTACGCGGTTGTTGACCACGGTAACCGTTGAATCCACGGACAAAACGCCATTGGCGTTGGCTGTAAGCGTCGCCCCTACCCCAGATGTTCCGTTGTTGTAGGTGTTTGCTGGCAGGGCTGCGGTAGTTGCCAACTCCACTGCTTCATGGAAGTGGATACCAGATGCAATAGCGTCAGCGTACTGTTTGTTAACAATGTCTGTGTTGTTAGTTGGGGCTGTGGTAATTGTGCCGGACGTAATGTTTGCGGTTGTAAGATTGGCAGTCGTGGCGTTAATTGTGTTGAACTCATACTGAACCAAAACGCTGCCTGCGCTGTCAAGCCAAACTGCCCGTTCAGATGGGTATGTTACAAACACGTCCTTGGGATTGGCCGCAAAATTTACAAGCGACCCAGCATTACTTGAGGACAACACAGTCGTACGAGAAAGCGTCGTGCCAGATGCGGTGTAAGTACCAATACCTACTTCCCACGCACCTGTAGCGTTGTCTGCAATAGCGTAATAAGTACTGTTGCCATCACCCACTGCGGCAAAAGATTGAAAGCCTGTAACCGCCCCGGCAAGCGTTAGTGTGCCCGTGCCAGCCGTTGTGGACGTTTCTTTGACTCGGTCTTTTAATACTAGCGCCATTTGTTGTCCTTACGATGGGATGTTTGTCCAACCGGGGGTTTGTTCGTCATTTATGGTTGTCCAGCCGCTACCCTGCGTATTTGTGATATTTTGCCAGTTTGGAGTCTGGCTGTCATCAATTACCGCCCAAATAACTGCAGTGCCGATGTTTACATAAAGCTGGATGCCTGTTGGCCGTGCATTGATTTCTTTGACTGGTAGGTATACATCTGTACCTGTTGCGCCTTCCTGCACCAACCCCGCAAAAATAACTTTGACCGGGTATGTATCCGTAGCTGTAGCACTCTCAGCCTGCGTTGCGTTTACAAATCTTGCAGTAGTAAATTGGTCAAAGACCAAGCCGGTCTCTTGCATTAAAGCAACAAAGTCAGCCCGAGATACGTACGAATCTGCGCCTGTAGCCGCCTCAAGAATAGAAGCCACGATTGTGGCTACCGCGCTGTTTGTATCCGTGCCTGTAGTGTTCTCAGCAACAGTAACATTAAAGACGTTGTTGATTGTGTCAAACGTTGCTGTAGCCGTAGCAGTCTCGGCCTGAACCGCAAAGAACTGAGCAATTGCGGATTGAACTGCAGAGGCCGTGGCCGCTTCAGCTTCTGTGCCTACAAAAGTAGCTAAAACAGATTGAGTAGCACTAGCAGCGGCGGCCTCAGAAATGTCGACACCAAACGTAGCCCCGCCTAGTGAGGCGAAGGGAGACTGCGCAAATGTTACATCTCCAAACACCGCTCTACCTATCAGGCAGCGTCAAGGGAGAACTGATACGTTACATTCAATGTATCGCCACTGGCTACAGACTTATCGCCGCCTGCAAAATTACCCACAGAAAACAAAACGCCAGAGTTGTCAGTGGTAGAAGCCAAGAACGCGCCAGCAATCGTAGCCGTCCCTGTAATGCTAAAGGCAGAAGGCGAAGCTGAGTTACTGATAACTGAAGGGTCAGCCAAAGAAGGTGTGCCAAACGTCACGGTTTTGCGGCTACCGGTGTAGTCTGTATTTTCTGTCCAGCCAGCGTGAGAGGCTAAAGTATTACCGGCAGCATAAGTGTTACCTGAGCCGGGGCCAGTCACCAGACCTAAGTACCAAACCGCCGTATAACCGGAAGCTTTGAAGTACTTGTCGTTCATGTCCTGTAAACCTTGGTTTACTACCAAGTTGTGAAAGGTGTCAGACCACTTCTCAACCCCGTCTGGGCCTACGCAAGTAACGGTGTAAACACCGCCAGCAGAAGCTGAATCACCGCTTTTGGGAAATGTCAGTAACCCAGCGGACACAACGTCTTGGGCGTAACTTTTTTCTGTGCTCATGATGCGTCCTTAAGATATTCGCACAACCGCATTGTTTGCGTCTGGCGTTGGAAAAATGATTGTGAAAGTGTCGTTGCTAACAGTCTTGTCTGAACCAAAGTCCAGTACTGCCACAGATGGATCACCTGCGGCGGTATCGTTATAAATCAAAGCACCACGGCACGTAAAAGTTGCGTTTGGCCAAGAAGTATTGGAAAAAGATATAAAGGCCGTTGGGACTTGCGACGAATTAGTGCCCGACGTTGGAGACGTTGAAATCGTCAACGTGTTTCCACCTGTTGTATACCCATTACCATTAGCCACTTCACCAGTCATACCTGCTGTATATGCAGTAGTGCTTGCAGTTAAATCTGCTGCGGCTGTAAATAGCGCAACTTTAAATGTGTTGGGTGATGTAGGGCCAAAGTTATGAACCGCTTGAAGCAGTTGAACTTTAAAGCTTGTGGTTGCTGTTTGCGAAATTGCCATATCAAGTTACCTTCTGACGGAACTGACCAGAACGGTAAGCGTCCTGACGCTCCATACCGTCGCCCAAACGTTTAGCCAACGCAAGCGCTTCCATGAACTTCTGGTTGTAAAGCGCCATCATGTCAGTTTCACCTTTCATGTATGTATAAGCTTCAACTAAAGAGCCGTACAAAAGCACAGAGTCAAAGTTATCACCAAGCCACGTTGTGCTCGCAGTCACGATTGACTCGGGGTAAAAGTAGTAGTGCAGTTCAACGCTGTATGTTGTGTTTGGTGTAGGGCCAAGAATAAACGACAACTCAGCCGCATCATTAGACTGCGGGCCAAACAAAGCATAGTACCTTGGAATTGCTGTGTCTGTTGGCTGTGGATACGCCTGACGAATAAAATTAACGTCTTTGTTCAACAAGTATTCATATTCCCCAGAAGCATCAATGACTGCTAAAGAATACACCGCCAAAAAGTCTGATGGGCAAGCTAAATACTTATTATTTGCGGTTGTAGCGCCCGTCACGTTTTTGCGTATTGAAGGAAACTGTACCGAGTTGTAAATACGCTGCTCAGCTTGCTTGACGAACACGGGGATATTAGCCACGAAGTCTGCTTCCGTGTTCTCCGTGTACGCCTGAATAGCAGCGCTGAGTGCGGCGTAATTCATGCCATTGGGCCTCTGGCCATAGTGCCCTTGGTTGCCGCGCCGTTACCACGGGTGACAATACCGGATGTCTTAACAGTTTCGTTACCAGCGTTTTTGCTGATGTTGCCAATAGACATATTAACGGTGTCGGCTTTACTGCGGTTAGGAGGTACGCCGGGGTTTGTAGATGCGACAACAGGCTTACCACTCATGGTGTGGGGCTTGGCATATGCAGAAGCGGATAGATTGTTAATCTTGGCCATGTTATTTCCCCTGATTCTTAACTTTGGCCATACCGCGACCATACTGCAGCATCATCTCATTGGTCTTACCGCCCTTGGCAAGCTTTGTAGGCGTTTTGCCGGGGTGCATATTTTTCTCGTGCTTACCGACAGCAGACTTAATCATCTTCTTGTCTTGGGCTAAATCTTTCTTGTCCATATTAGACTCCTATCTGTATCGTTACTGTACCAACTTCCGCAAATAAAACCAAGTAGTTTGGCGTTAATGCACTATCAAAACTGCTTGACCCACCAACAGGGTTCCACCCCCACTGAATATCTCTTGAACCGCCCGTTACATTACCGTTAACATTAACCCCCGCCGTCACGTACGTTGTGTCCTTGCGCGGGTTACGCACTGCCTGCGGATCATCCACTGGATACATGCCCAACTGCAACTGCGGCTGATCTGGATCCCAACACGCATTACACACCATCAAATTGTAAAGCTTGGTCTTGATAACTTCTTTTTTCAAAGCCGTCAATTTAAACTGCTGGCCACAGCGATCGCACATGGCGATACTGTTCTTACCAGAAGCAAACC